GTCGGTCGTGCTGACCGCCCCCGACACGTCCGCCACCGCCAGCGTCACCGCCCCCGTCCGCCCCGCCACGCTCTGAACCGGGGCCGCAGCCGCGGCCCGGCCCGTCGTGTGGTAGAGGTTCGTCGTGCCTTCCGGCACGGCATCGGTCGAGCCCGGGGCCGCCGAAATCTCGATGTACTGGCTGCCACTCCAGCGGAACACCTTCCCGTTGTCGATCGTGACGTAGATCTTCCCCGTCTCGCCCGTGGCCGGCAGGGCCGCGGCGTTGGCGTACTCGAGCACGTCGTCCACGAAGCTCGGCAGCTGCGAGGCCTGGACCTTGCCGTTCCCGTCCAACTCGACCTTCTGGTTGAGGGCCGCCTGAAGGCCGGTCACGTCGCCGATGGCGTGGGAGTGAGCCTGCGGCGGGAACGTCGTCGGCTTGCCGGTCACTGCCGACCATGTCACGGGGCCGACGTCGCCGATCGTGACCACCACCTCGGCACCCGACGTCACCGTGGCGTTCGTTTCGCTGCCGACGACAGTGACTGTGATCAGTTCGTTGCTCATGCCTTGGTCGTCCTCACGGTGCCTGCCAGTACCGTCCGCGTGTATCCGCCGGTGGTGACCCAGCGGAAGTACCACCTCATGCGAGCCGCCGATAGAGCCGTCGTCTGTGACTCCGTCAGCGTGAACGTCACGGTGCTCGTCGTCACGCCGCCGCTGGTCGCCGTCGTCAACGCCATCGCCGGAGCCGCCAACTCCGCGTTGGTGGCGTCGTTGTAGATGCTGGCCGCGCGGGTGTATCCGGTGAGGTCCACGTTGAACGTGGCCGCAAAGGTGAACTCGTCGCCGCGGATGAGCGAAAGATTCAGTTCGCCGGGCAGTTGGTTATAGGCGGCCATTCTTCACCTTCTCGATTTCCAGCGTATGAATGCGGCGGACTCCCTGGTTGCGGTCCACCCATCGCCAGGCTTGCTGGGAGCCCGCCGGGATGACCACCTCATAGGTCCGCTCGATACCAGCCTCCTCCACCACGATCCGATCACCGCGAACAGGGTCGGCTGCATAGTCGGCGAACCCGATGATGAAATCCCGCGTCTCGATCCGCACCATCTGCCCTGCCGCGTCGATCCCCTCCCACCGGCCGATGGTCGGCGTGGCCCGGCACGTGACCGGATGGCTGGCCCCGGCCGGCAGGTAGCCGACGAGCACCGCCAGATGCTCGCGCCGCTGCCGCTCAAACCAGCTGCCAGCGTTCGCGAGCATGTCCTGCACTTCGCCACCTCCGGCCACTGCCGGGGGCGGGCTGCGATTCACGCGGCCCGCCCCCGAGGCATGGATCAGGAATTCATCAGCTGAACATCGACCGTCGCATCGCCAGCGGCAGCCGTGGCCACCGCGTAGCCCACCAGCACGTTGGTGCTCGCGGTGCCGGTGAAAAGTCCGCCGGCAGCGTCCCAATAGACCTTCGCGTAGGCGTTGATCGCCTGGTTGGCGGTCTTCGCGTGCCGCACGACACCCTTGACCACCAAGCTGCCCTTCTCGCCGGCCGCGAGGCCCGTCTGCACCACGCCGATGCCCACGGTCCCCATCACGACCACCGCCCCGGCCGCAGCAGCGGCCACCGGGGTGTAGTCGATGCTCTCGCCCTCTTGCACGAACGTCGCCATGTTTGTTTCTCGCTTTCTGGAATCTGGAAAGAACTTGGTTCGTCACCCCGGGGCCGGGCTTGGGCTCCCGGCCCCGGGCACGATTTGCACTGTCAGGGTCAGGCCGTGGCCATCCGGTAGCAGCTCTTCGGCTCGCCCTTGGCGACACCGAAGTCGAAGTACCCGCGGACCTGGATGCCGAGCGTGTCGAAGTCCGCCTCGGCCTGCTCCACGACGGGGTTGCGGTTGCCGTTGAGGAACAGCACCTCCATCGCGTTCAGGTCGCCCGGGTTCGCCACGAGCCACCAGGTGCTCGCGCTCGACAGGTAGACCGACGACACGACCTGGTACCGACCGGCCAACACGTTCGTGCTGGGGGCCGCACCGCTCGTGCCGTGGACCAGGGCCGAGCCCATGGCCTCGGCACCAGCGATCTCCAGCTCCGGCGGGAGCAGGAGGATCGACGGATTCACGCCCAGCGGGTTGCCGTCCGCGTCGTTGACCTTCCGGTAGGCCGCCACCGCCGCCTTCAGGCTGGTCAGGCTGAAGGCGTTGCCCGCCCCGGCCGTGGCCTTCTCGAAGTAGGTGGCGTTGGACGCCTGGAACTCGGTCCAGAAGTTGGTGTTGAACCGGAGAGCCGCACCACGGCCGAGCCGGGTGGGCACCACGGTCAGAGCACCGAGGTCGTCGTTGATGATGTCCCGACGGCTGATCGCGGAGATCCGGCCGTAGGACTTCGCACCGAACGACCGAGCCTCGTCGGTCGCTTCGGCCGACTTGAGCTCACCGGCCGGGCCGACCTCCTCGAACACGAAACCGCCGTTCACGCGAACGCCGGTCACCGCCTTGAAGTCGGAGACGGGGCGGATCATGGAGATCCGATCCCACACCGACTCCACCGAGGTGTAGCCGTTGAGGAGGAACTTGCCGTAGGCCGTGCCGACGACGTTGGCGATCGAGTGGGTGCTCGATCCGAACGAAGCCTTCAGCACGTCGCGGAGGTTGCCGTCGGTGAGCTTGTAGGCGTCACCCTGGTAGCCGTTCGCCTTCGCCGCACGGAGGAGCATCTCCTGGAGGCCCATGTTCCGCCGCTTGTGGGCGGCTTCAAGCGTCCGCTCGCCGAACTGCTTCTCCACGCCCGGCAGGTTGCCGGCCATGCAGATCGAGGCGACGAGCATCTCGTCGGTCTCGGCCGGCTTTGCGACGACGTGGACCGCCGGGGCGGAGGGGCGATCGGCACGGATGTCCGCGAGGGCTTCGGCCTTGACCTCCTTCCGCAGCTGCTCGAGCAGCTCGGCCTTGATCGCGGCCACGTCCACGGGGGGAGCGGGCGGCGTCACGGCCTCGGGGGCCTTGGCTTCCACGGCGACCTTCGCCGTGGCTTCCGCCGAGGCCTTGACCTCGTCGGGCTTCTGGTTGGCGTGATCCGCCATGTGGAAACCTCCATCATTCGCTTCCGCAGCGATCGCGGCAGACGTAGCGGCGTCTGCTCCGAAAAGGACGATCGACACCTCGCGGAGCGTGCTCGCACGCACCACGCTGATCGGGCCGGCGAACTGGCGGCCGTTCACCTCGACGCTCTCGCCGGCGGCGATGTTCTCGATCCGGCCCACGTCGGCCCCGATCGACGCCTGGAACTTCCAGCCCTTGCGGGCGAGGTTCACGGCCTTGGCCACCTCGGGGCTCTCGCCGATCACCTCGGTGGCCACCGTCAGGTCCGAGCCGCTGTTGACGGCCTCATACGCCTGGCCGACGGCGTGATCCATGTCGTACTGGTGGCCCAGCATCACGGCGATCGGCTGGCTGGTCGTGTCCATGCCGGCCAGGTCCACCACGAGCGGCGTGCGGCTCCACGCCTGCCGGATGGCCCGGCCGGTGTAGCCCACGAGCGAAAACTTCGGGTTGCCGCTGCTCTTGCCGTCCGCGAGGATCGGGGCCTCGATGAGCGTGGCTTCGCCGCCAATCTTGATCCGCTGGCTCATGCGTTGGCCTCCTCTGGGTCTTCGGGCAACGGCTGCCGCTCGGGCGTCGAGAGGTCGACGCCCAGTTCAGCCGCATACGCCTCCTCGGCCGCGATCTGGCGGAACACCTGCCGCCAGTCCTTGCCGCGACGGGCACAGGCTTCCGACCGGCTCACGGTCTTGTTCTCCAGGCCGACGCTCTCCGCGTTGGCCTCCTTGAGCGGGTCGATGTGCTCGTGGCCGTCCCACCGCCACCGCCATGTCCACTGGTCGCGGGGCGGCAGGCCGTCGGGGATCATGCCGTCCACCACGGCGGCCTCGTCGATCCACCGCTGGAGCAGCGGGTCGAGGATCACCCGCTCCACGTCCGCCCGTTCGGCGTTCATGTGCTGGCGATACACGAGGTAGTCGCCACGCATCGTGGAGTAGTTCGCCCCGGTCGCGTCCATCACCGCGACGATGTACGGCATCGACAGGCACCGGCTGATCTGCATCAGGATTCGCCGCTCGAAGGCGTCGAAGGTGCTCGTGGGCTGCTCCGCCTTCATCTGGAACGGCTCCCACCCCTCCGGAGCCGCCATCGCCATGCCTCGCATGATCGGAAGCGTCTCGGCCAGCGGCAGGGCCGCCGCGGTGCCGCTCGCCGGCATCGTGGTCTTGAAGATCGCGGCGAAGTCGGCGGCCGTCTCCGCAGCGGTCACGACCGCGTACTGGTAGCGGCGGAGCATGGCGAACAGCTCGAGGGCCGGCACCACCTCGCCGACGCCGCGGTGCTGGCCGGGACGGGTCGCGTGGAAGTAGTGGTGGACGTAGCGGGCATCGACCCACCGGCCGCCGAGCGTCACGCCGAAGTGCAGCGAGCCCGGGTGGTGGTCGAGGAGGAAATACTCCGACGGGTTGCCGTCGTTGTCGAACCGCACGCCGTCCACCACGCCGGCAAACTCAAACCGGCTCGCCGGGTCGGCGATCATCTCGGCCTCGACCAGCCGGAGGTCGAGCTGCACGTTCCGCAGCCGGCGGTTGGTCGTCTGGAGCGCGAACCCGTCACCGTCGATCGCCTTCACCGTGCGGAGCGTGCGGAGCTTCTTCGCCAGGTCGATCTCCTGGTGCCACTCAAAGACGTTCTCCTCCACCCGGGCCACGGCTGCCTGGTTGGCGTCCGGCCCGCAATCGAGGAGCAGCGTCGGCCCCTTGCCCACGAGGTCGGTGGCCAAGGTCGCCACCATGCCGGCGAGGTAGCCGTTGTTCGCGGCCTCGTAGCGGGCACGGGAGCGGAGCGTCCGCCGCACCCACGGCGACAGGGCGGCGTCGGCCGCCATGTGGTCGGCCTGGCTCCAGTGATTCTTGTTCGCGGGCGTGGTCTGGGCGGCGTCGTAACGTGCCCGGATGAGGTTGGTGACTACGTGCCGCTGCTTGGCGATCGTCGCCTCCAGCGAACGCCTGGACTGCCCGAGGATGTTGCCGAGCAGGCCCATCAGCCGGTGGCCCCGGGGGATTCGATGCGGGCCATCCGCAGGCAGGCGAACGGCGAGCCGGCGGCGGCCCGGGCGCGGATCACGAAGTCCGCGGCGGCCACCTGGCGGTCGAGCTCGTGCTGCTCGACCTCACCGGCGTCGGTGCGGGCACGCCTCGGTTGTGCGAGGTTCGCCGCGACTGCATCGACAACGTCTTCGTTGGCCACGGGCCGGCTCCGGTGGTGGGGGCGATGATTCGCCCTACCACCACTGTACCGGCGTTCAGAGGTGTGCCCGGAGGAACTCGATGCCGGAAAGCTCGTCAGCCATCGCCTCGAGGTCGAGGTAGAAGTCTTCCCAGACTTGATCGACGTGCATGGCGGCGGCCTCCGGCGGGTGCGGACGCCACCATTTTCCGACCGCGGCTACGTGTTCGTTTGCCGGTGAAAACGCACCGTCAGGTAGGTGCCAAGCCACGCCCCGGAGGCCAGCGGGATGAGGTAGATCGGGTTCTTGGAGTAGGTGATGACGCCGAAGGCCAGGAGCGAGTACAGCACCGAGGAGATCGAGGCCGCCGTGAGCGGCCGCCGTTTCTCGACGGCGATGATGTACGCGGCGTAGAGGATGTCCACCGCGACGTAGGTGGCGAAGATGACGACGGCGGTGAAGGATGAGAAGTCGGTCATGGAGTTGGAACAATCAGGCGGATAACGGATTATCCCCGGGTGACTGGGGGTCAATTACATGGTTCGCCGACTACTTGCGTCTCTTCCGTTTCTTCCAACGTGCCGCCGCCCCCGCTTCTGCCTGCTCGCCGATGTCCGGGTTGCCGGGCGTCATCTCCGGTGCCTCCACCCGCAAGAGCCGCGACAGCGCAAGCCGGATCGCGTCGCTCGGCGTGGTGCCGTGTTTCTCGCAGTAGGCCGCCATCGGCCCCGCGAGCGGGCCGAGGCGGAAGGTGATTCGGTCGGCCGTCACAGGCTGGCCTCGACTTCCCTCATCTGCTTCTTGATGTATCGGATGCCATGCGTCGTGAGCCCGCAAGCCCTGCTGCGAATCCGGTCGCATCCGATTGCCCTCCACTGAAGCCACACGACGTTGCGATCCCAGTCAGTCGTGCCGATGGCTACCCGAACGTCGTTGATGTCGAGCGTCTTGGCGAAGGCTTGCAGCTTGGCGGTCAGTTGGTCGGCGTTCATCGTCGTCTCCTTCGTGTTGTTGTCGTTCCGCGTCATGCCCTAAGTATACCTAACGTCGGACGGAAGGCAAGCCCCAGTCCAGAAAAAATCTTTCTCCCGGCTTTTCCGGGGAAAATCAGAGGTTCCGCCCCTCGTCGGACAGTTGGCATGGTGAGAATCCGGGGTGCGTCGGCGAACCACGCGATGCAGCGGACCCGCGATGCCGCCGTCTGGTTGTAGTTTCGTCAGCGGTCGCGGGCCGCTGATCGCTGGCGTTCTCACTTCGTCCGCTGCCACAGCCCTTGCATGATGCTGGCGATCCGCTCGCACTCCTGGTCGCCGTCGTTCTCTGCGTATGCCTCCGCTACGGTCCTGATCGCCTCCCGCTCCGCTTCGGTGAGCGTGCTATCCATCGTCACCGTCACGCTGCCGTTGCACACAGACAGCGTGGCGTCTTGATCCGCGAGTCGGCGGATGGCTTCTCGCAGACGAGCGATCTCGGCATCGGCCTGCTCGGGCACCAGCGGCACAACCCGCCAGATGTCGCCAGACCCGTCCCCGCACAGCCAGCGGCAGATCACATCAGCCTCGCCGGGCGTGTCGTATACGTCGTAGTACCGAGTGCCCGACATCACAGCCCACGCCACCGGCTGCCGTGTGCCGCCGGTGCCCGCATCGCTCTCGCGATTCCGGCAGGCGGCATGATCCGCCTCCGGCAACTGGGCTCTCGCCGCCGGCGCGGCGTCATGATTCGCGTGTGATTTGATGCGACGGCGGTAGGTGCGATATGGCGCCGCGTCGCGCCAATAGGACTGACACCAAGCATTCGTAACCGAAGACAGGTACTCGTCCCCTGCCATCACAGGCTTTCCCTGCTCCACCCACCGCCAGCCCTCGCCCGGCGAATCACTTTCCTCGCCTGCCGATTTTCCGGCGCCGGACAATCGCTCCAACGCCGCCACTCGCCGCTCCAGGGCCAGCAGGTCAATGGCTACGCCGTAGCCCCACTGCGACGGCCCGTGCTCCTCCCAGGCGCGCTTGCGGGCGAGCGCCTCTCGCACAGCTTGCCCAGAGCCGTTCACGCTCGTCTCTTCAGGTCTCATGCCCGCTCCTCCACCCACGCCGCTGCCTTCTCCAGCCACGCCGCGAGCCGCCGCATGTCTCGCGCGTCGCCCTCGTCGAACATCATCGCCGGCAGGAACACCGACCGCCCGCACTCGACGCCGCCGGTACGCCACTGCTGGCACTCGGCCTTCTCGCCTT